ACTAAATCGTCGTGTTGGCCAGTTTTTGCTTTGAAACTTGTTCCGGCTGCAATAAATGCCTTGAGTTCTGTAATCAAGGGCCTGCTGTTCAGCTTCATTTTGTTTTCTTCAATTAGGTATTTTAGGCGGGCACAAGCTGATATTTTGCTGCCAAATGTAGTATTAAAGCCCTTGCGGAATTTACGAATATGCCCTTTCTTTACAGGTTCGCTGACAAACAATCCTGGGAATGTTTCCTCTCCAAGATCCTTAATAACAACTAATGCGGCTTCTCCAACAGTATTATTTTCCACGCTCCAGTAGATACTGTTGGTATATTCTTGTCCAATTTCGTCTTGAATGTATCTTACAATGTCTCTGAATATTCTAACTTGATCTTGAATAATTGTTAAATTGTGTTGCCATTCACCGCACTGTATCATACTGGGTAATTCAAATATCTGTATGGCAGCAAAATCCCCGCCTGTTCCCAAACTTGGATCAAGTGCAACAACATACAAGTTTCCAGATGTTGGCTTCTTAAACCAACGTACTTGGCCCATTTTAGTTATAGGTTCTTTGCCAGTAAGTTCGCTAAGTTTAATACTGTTGATAAGGGTCTCGTCATATACTAGAAACTCGCAACCGTACTCACGACGGAACCGCTCTTCACCAATACGACCCATTTCAACTTGTTTCCAGTTGTCATCACGATCTGGATGTTCATTCCATTCTGCACGAAATCCATGGAATCCGTTAATGCCAAGGCCGTCTTCTTTTTCGTTGCCAAACTCGTCAAATGTGTTTTTACTTTCTTTCCAAATTAGTGCAAATTCATCTTCGTCACTGTTAGGCGTTGATGTAATAATTGCACGGCCACCAGTTGCTAGTGTCGGGGAAATTGAAGTCCAAAACTCAGTGGCGATATTTGGCTGAACAAAGGCAAACTCATCACAGTATAGTAAGGATATTGACATACCGCGACCAGTATTGCCGGTAGTAGTTGCTGATACAATTCTTGATCCATTTTCAAACTCAATAGAGCCTTTGTTATAGTTTACTACACCTGCACGAACATGGTCAGGGCATAGTTCATATCCATAACGGATACGTTGCATAATTTCCTGTGAGCCTGTGTATTTGTGTGCGGCCACTAGAATAGTTTGATCCGGATGAAACATTGCAAACCACAACAAGTATGCTGACGCACAAGTTGTTTTACCGCTTTGGCGTGGCAGCATGTTTATGTTAAATCGGTAATCGTGATAACTTTGTAACAGTCGCTCTTGATATTCAAATGGCTCAAACAACAATTTGCCCTTGACAGGATGTTGTATATAGAAAAACTTTTTGCTGAAATACAAATACCCATTTACCGGATCGGAACAGGCCAGCAGATCTTTGATATCACTTTCTGTGAATTTTTCTTTGGTATGTGCTTTCTTGGTGATTACACCATCTAAACTTTTTGACATAACTTTATTTACATAAAAAAAGCACCACGCAGGTGCTTTTTTGGTATATTGAATAAATGTTTATCTTTCCATGCGGGCGTCAAAGTCTGCTCGCATACCGGCTTTTTTATCTTCGTGACGCTTTAATGCGGCTTTGGCCTTTTCATCTCCAGCTTCTGCTTTCTTTTTTAAGTCGTCTACACGTGACTTTTCTAAATCGCGAGCGTGTTGTGCGGCCACTGAATTTGGATTGTATGATTCTTTTTTTAATCTACCATCAGCTTCAGCTGATTTCAACATGGCCGCACGGTCAGCATAGCTTCCACGCTTGACATCTTTGGCAGCTTCTTTCTCGCCTTTGGTAGGATTTTTAACATGCTTCAATGCATCAAATTCTTGTTCTTTGGCTTCTTTAATTTCCTGATACATTGCACTCAAGCGATTTACCAAACTTTCGTCGTACTGGCTAGGCTCACGCAATGCGTTTGTACCCGGAGCACGAGCAACTGGACTAATCTTGCCTTTGCTGTTCATGTCGTCGCCACTAAATGTAACAGCATCAACACCGTGTGTATGATGCCCAGATGAGCCGCTGGCACTATTGCCCCACGATTCTTGTTCGTCGTCGATTACTTCATCAAAATTATCGTCATGTGACATAGCATCGTGTGCGGCACCTAAAATAGGTTCCTCGCCATCGTTGTCTGATCCTTTAACTCCGCCTTCAATGTTGTGTAAAATATTCATCAAATCGCGAACACCGCCTGCACCTGCACCGTTTAGGCTAACATTCATGCTAACACTATCTTGTTGTTTTGGTTGTTCTTGATGTCCCATGCCCATCATATCTGGAATTGGGCCGCCAATGCTGATCATACCTTCTGCATCAGATGGCTTATCATCTTTCGTTGGTGCAATTTCTTGGCCTTCTTCGATAGCCGTCATTTTTGCAATTAGATCTTTTAAATTCATTATTTTACTCCTTTAGGTAGTTTAACTTGCCCAGTGAAAATGTTTTTAGCTTTTGTTTTTATTTCCACTTGTTTACCTGGAGTTTCCTTAACGTATGTAGGAGCACCACCGGCTAAGATTTGATCATTGTAACCTTTTACTTGCGTACCTTGATGTTTTTCTTTGTTCAAGTCTTTTAAGAAATTCATCTTAAATTGTTCGCTATGCAAATCGCTATTACTACCAGGAGTATAGTCTGTGCCTACAATAGCACCGTTTGGTTTTGCATCATATTCGTGATTAATTTCGTATTCTTTTTCTTCTGCCATGTTTCGAACTTTTACATGACTATGAGTTACAGCTAGTCCTGTTGCAATTCTATCTCGAATTTGTTCGTTAGTTGCAGGGTAATTTGTTGCAACATCAAATACTGTCATAGACATGTTTCTATGTTCTGGAAATTCAACTTGACGTTCTTGAATTGGAGTACTACGTCCTTTGCCAACAGAAGCAACATGGAATTCGGCTAAACTTGCTTGGATTTGTTCTCCACAATCCTTAGGGCAATCGCCCGCAATTTTTACTTTGAATTCGTAAACTTTCTTGCTTTCTATTAAGTATTCTTTAAATGATTTCATGGTCTGTTCCTAGTACTATATTTATTTCAAATTCTTTAATTTCTCAAGCAGACTATTACGATCTGTGATAATAACGCCATCGCCTTGAAGTGTTACACCTTCGTCTGCGCTGTTGGCATCTTGGTCTAGCTTTTGTTTCTTTAACTGCAAATCAATCATTTTTAGCTTTTTATCTAATTTTGCTGATTTTGCATCGATAGCATTTTTAAGCATACTGGCCGCTACTTCAAACATTCTAGCACTATAACGTGCTTCTACGTTCATGCCTAGATCCATAATATCATCGTACGCATCAGTAGCTTTTCTTGCAAGCTCGTCTAGCTCAGAGTCGCCCGCATCTCCTAATCCTTTTACCATAGGAAGAGCCGCTGAAATTTTATCAAACTCACTAATATCGCGTATAAAGGGCTGTGCTACTTCAGCTTTTTTAGCAAGTTTTTCTTCCTCTTTAACAATCTTTTTGCTTTCAGGAAGGTTTAATAGTTCTTCAAGTTTTTTAGTCATACTATTACTTATCAGGCCGAACCGTGGAAGATATCATTTTCATTGATAACTCTGAACTTTATTCCCTGTTGATTACACCAAAGATTGGCCGCTTTCCATTTGGCTTGATTTTTAATAAATTGAGCTTGATTGTATTTGTTTTTGCCAACACGCTCTAGAATCTGTTGACTGCTAGGTTTGATTTCTATTAACTCAGTTAATATACGTCCTTGTTTGTCTACGTATTGTATAAAAAAATCTGGGACATATACAGTCTGTCGATTAGTTAGCGGATCTCTATAAGGAATTTGTACAGCTTCGCTAGCCCATTTTAAAACACTTTTATTTGTGTCACAAAAATTCATAAAGCTCCATTCCCAGCTAGATCTGTATGTAGGTGTTTTAGTTCCTACATATTTCTCTGGAAACTTGATTGAAAATTTTCCACGGGCAAATTTTGTAGCCATGTTACACTAGGATATTACGACTTTCGTATGTATCGGTTACTGGTTTAATTCTGTACCCTAATAAACTAGTTTTTTCTCTGGAGTTATTAAGTACCTGAGCTACGATTTGACTAAGCTGTGTATCAGTCAATGACTTCAAACTATCTAGTAAGGTAAATGGGCTTACATTTTCTGC